CAGTAACCGCCGAAAAGGAAAGAGCACCCCATGTCAGATCCGATCGCACCGACGACCACCGAACCGGCCGCCCCCGCGGCTCCTGCCGAGGAGGAGTGGAAGGCGCGCCCCGAGTGGGAAGAAGCCCTTGCCGTCGTCCCCGATGGTCTGCGCGGCAACCTGTACAAGCAGATCCGCACTTCGGAGGCGGAGGCACAGAAGGCTGTCGAGGCGGCCCGTCAGGGCAGCGTCGAGCCGCAATGGCGCGAGTTCACCGATCTAGCGAAGGGCGCCGGGGTCGACCCGGCGACGCTGATCGAGTCATACAACATCCGCCAGGCGATGCTGCAGGACCCGCAGAAGTTCTACAACGACCTGAAGCGGGAGATCGACGCCGCCGTTGCGACGGGCGCGCTCACCCCCGCGGAGGGTGCTGCGGCGACCGCGCAGGCACAGCAGCAGGCGTCCGATGCGACGGATCTGAAAACGCCGGAGCAGGAGCGCATGGATGCGCTCGAAGCGCGTCTGGGTCAGATGACCGAAGCGCAGCAGGCGCAGTATCAGGCGCAGGTGGAGGCCCAGCAGAATCAGGCTGCGACCGCCTACTATGACGAGTTCACCAGGACCGTCGAGAAGACCTTCACCGATGCCGGCTACGGGGCCGCGTCCCCGGAGACGAAGATCGCGGTGATGCGGATGGCCGACAGCGCCCTGAACGGCGACATCACCGACACCCTCACGTTGCAGCAGGCGGTCGGGGGTGCGTTCAATGCGCTCCTCAAGTTCCGCGACACGCAGGCGGGCGCACCCGCTGCTGCGGCAGCCGCCCAGGCCGGTCAGGTGCCCCCGCCTGTGGGTGGTGGCCGCGGCGTGGCCGCTCCGGCGCCGCAGAAGTTCACCGACAACCTCGACGGCAAGAAGGCCCGCATCGAAGCGATGCTCGAGGAGGGTCGCCGCCAGACCGCGGCGGGCATTACCGAGTAGATCTCGTCCGCGTGCTACGATCACGCTGTCGAGTTGAGTACAGCTTCTAGCGGAGCCAGGGCCAGCAGTCATCCAACTGTCATCCCCTCACACCGCTAGGAGTTGAAATGCCATCCACCCTCGCAGCCGCTACCGCGATCACGAAGATCGGGTACGAAGACATCCACGAGTCCCTGGACGACTACCTCGTCGCCCTGAAGCTCGTCGACAAGGGCAGCAAGCACATCACCCAGGGCAACGTCCAGGTGCAGTTCGCTGCGCACATGGGCCGCAACCAGGGCATCGGCGCGCGCAACGAGTCGCAGACCCTCCCGACTGCCGGGCAGAACAAGGACGCCCAGGCGACCATCTTCCTGAAGTACCAGTACGGCCGCATCCAGGGCACCGGCCAGGTCTTCGAGCAGGTCAGCTCGAACACGGAAGGCTTCGTCAACTGGATGGACCGGGAAATGACGGGCGTCAAGGACACGCTTCAGCGTGACCTGAACCGCCAGATCTACTCGGACGGCACCGGCACCCTGTGCCTGCTGACCGCGACGGCCACCACGGCGACCACGGTCACGGTCGACGACGCGCACTTCGTCGAGGTCGACATGATCATCAACGTGCTGACCGCGGCGACCCTCGGCAACCCGACGCCGACCCAGGGCAACACGGCCGCCATCACGGTGACCGCGGTCGACACCGTGAACAACATCATCACCTTCACGGGCGGCACCGTCTCGGCGGCGATCGGCTCCGCGGTGGTTCGCGCCGACGCGAACGGCGTCGACAACAACTGGAAGCGCGAGTGGGAAGGGCTCGGCCTGATCGTGTCGGCGGCAACGCTGCACAACATCAACCCGGCCACCTTCACCCGCTGGCTGCCCGGCTACACCGCCTCCTCGGTGGGCACGCTGTCCGAGCTGGCGATCACCCACCTCGCACAGGGCATCCACCAGCAGGGCGGCAAGGTCACCGACCTGCTCACCAGCTACGGCGTCGTCAACGCATACTGGAACGTGCTGCAGGGCAAGCGCCAGTATGTCGGCGACCAGGCTGCCGGCAAACTGGTCGGTGGCGCCACCACCCCGGTGTTCCAGTCGGTGTTCGGGGACATCCCGATCACGCCCGACTGGGCGTGCCCGCGCGGCTCCATGTACGCCCTCAACAAGGACGAGATGTTCTTGCACCAGACGGCGGACTGGGACTGGATGAACAAGACCGGGACCATGTGGCAGCAGGTCCCGAACACCGACGCCTACTCGGCGACGCTGTTCCAGTACAGCAACATCGGCGTGTTCCGTCGCAACTCCTTCGGGAAGCTGTCGGGCATCACCGAGCTGTAGCAAGTTTCCCTTCGGCGGGGAATCAAGAAGGGCCTGGCGGCCATGGTGACCGCCAGGCCCTTCGCTTTGTGCAGGGCGTGTGATATGTTTGTCGCAATAAACAGCCCCACTGTTTGATCCGGCGACGGCCGGTGATCTCGATGTTAGATCTGACCGAAAGCCGGTGGGGCTAGGTCAGAAGCCGCCGTCATAGCTCCGATCCCGTAGAGCGTCATGGAAATGACGGAGCAGCACTTACACGAGTACGGATACGAAAGCCCCCTGAGATGCAGAGCCCGCAAGCTCCCCAGGGGGCTTTCGTCTGTATGATCACCCCATGAGTCACGACTTCCGAGACAGTGCCTACGGCCTCACCACCGAGCGCCAGCATCACATCAACGCGATGCTGCGCGACTACTCCAACGGCAAGCTGAGCCTGCGCCGCATCGCCGAGAACGACCCTGCCTTCCAGGTTGGCATCAAGATGAACCCGCCGAAAGTGTTCGGCGTCTGGGAGGAGGGTGTCGCCGCCGACCAGCCGAACTGGGTGTTCACGTTGGCGGAGATGTCGATCGACGAACGGGTACTCGCGCGCATCATGGAGAACGATATGAAGCGCACCGGGGTGACTGAGCGGATGGCGAAGATGATGGCGATCGGCCGTGCCAACGAGGCGTCGAAGCTGAAGCGGGAGGCCGAGATCATGGCCGAGCGGCGCGAGGAGATGCTGGGTCTGGGCAAGATCATGGAGAAGAAGTCTGTGGTCACGCACACGATCAACGGGGTGAAGGTTCGCATCGGCGATAGAGTGGTGCCCGTCCAGGGCAAGTCGATCGTGTAGGAGGCCACCGTGGCTGGGTTCCCCGAGACTTTTTCGTACACGGGCGACCAGCTTGCGGCGATGGTCGAGCAGAAGTTCGGCGACTCCGGCAACGTGCAGATCACCCGCGCGATGCAGCTCGGCTGGATCAACAACGGCATCCGCGCCATCGCGCAGCAGAGCCCGTTCTTGGAAGGCATCGCCTCACAGAGCCTGCTGTCAGGCATCAACACCTACGACCTGACACTCATCACCGGCAAGAAAATGGCCTCGATCATCCAGATCGTCGTGAACGGCAAAGCGGTCGATCTGATCAGCTTCCCCCAGTATCAGGCGGAGATACTGAACAGTCAGGACTACAGCAACGGTGTCGCGCAGGGCGTAGCGACCGGCCGCCCCGTCATCGGCACCATCTTTGCCGACCAGTTGATGATCTGGCCCACCCCGCAACTCACCATTGCCTCCGGCCTGCAGGTCTTCTACAACGCCTACCCCGCCGACCTGGTGGCGATTACCGACAAGATCACGGTGCCCGACCGCTACTACAACGCCCTGTTCGACTATGTGATGGCGCAGGCGCTCGAGCTGGACGAGAACTTCCAGGCCAGCCAGATCAAGATGGCCCACTTCCAGGGTGGTGTGCAGCGCGAGTACAACCGTGAGCACTCCACCCCGAGCGACTTCTACTCCGGCATGGTGATGGACCCCTACGACGACGACCTGCCGTACAACCCTGGGAGCTTCTAGTGCCGGGCACCCCCTCGCCGCTTGGCCCGTTCAAGGGCGGGATGGACAACTGGTCGGGTCAGTCGACGATCGCCGACAATGAGCTGTTCCTGATCGAGAACGGCGAGATCGACACGGACGGCTCCATCGTCTCCCGGCCGGCGATCGTCTACGAGGAGACGGCGAGCCCGCACACTGGCACCCTGAACCCGCTCGGCTACTACGTTCGCAGCGACGGTGAGACCTTCCTGGTTGTGGCGACAGCGACGGACACGCAGATCTACCAGCTCGACACGCAGACGTGGACGACGATCTGGTCGACGCCTGCCTCGTCCTTCGCCCAGTACGACAACAAGATCGTCATGTGCTCGACGACGCTGGCCGGCGCCTACTGGGAGGCGGGGCTGCTGACGGCAGTTCCGACGATGCCTGCCGCCCAGCAGATCGTCTTCTACCAGGAGCGCTTCTGGCTGTTCGGGGTGAAGGGCACCGTGAACGCGACGACGCTCTGGTTCTCGAACCTGAACGTCATCTCGCCGCCGTCGAGCATCTTCACATTCGACACGTCGAACAACTTCATCACCGTCAGCAAAGGCGACGGGCAGTGGATCACCTGCCTGGTCGCGGACACGAACGCGCTGATCATCTTCCGCTCCGGCTCGACGTACCAGTTCACCTACCCGAACGCGCCCAGCAGTGGCACGTTGCGCCCGCTGAGCAAGACGATCGGGGCGGAGAACCAGTGGTCGGTGATCTTCTACGAGAACTACTACCTGGTGGTCAGCCAGGGCTACCTGTACCAGTTCATCAACTATCGCTATTACCCGCTGAACACGAAGAAGATCATCTTCTCCCGCGGCACGCTGGTGGGGGCGCTGCTGGCCGACATCCGCCTGTCGATCTTTGGCCGCCGCGCGATTCTCTGGTTCTACGGCAGCGTGTACGTCTACAACCTGGTCACGGCGGCGTGGTCGGTGTGGACTTCGCCGACGACGAGCGCGGCCCAGTATTTCACGGTGCCGCCCACCTCAACGTCGGGCGCGTCGCGCACCGCCATCGCCGTGACGGGCGAGAACATCGCCGGCAAGATGCGGCTGTGGCGGATCTCGGATGACCCGATCGCGACGGGCGCCCTGTCGGAGAGCTACAGCCTGCACATCATCACGAAGGCTTATGAGCTGAATAAGTCGGCCAACGTGAAGCGCATGATGTGGTGGGCGCTCGAGGTGCTGTCCTCCAGGGGCGCCGAGGGGATCGTGCACCCGGTGACGATCCCGATCCAGGGGGTCACCTGGAACCAGATGAACGCGACCACCTGGAATGTGATCAACCAGGGCACCTGGAACAACCCGCTGATCCCGCAGCCGGTCTACGATGACAACACCGTCTTCCCGACCGCGGCCCCGCAGCAGCAGACGATCAAGGTGATGGCGGCGATCCGGTTCATCCGCGCAGTGTTCGAGGTGTTCATTCCATTGGACGGGACCACGAAGACGAGCCCGGCTAGGATTTACTCCATCACGCCGTACCTGAAGGTCAAGGCAACCGTTAGCCAAAAAGTTTCGTAGTCGGCGCTGCCAAATCTGCACTCGAAAGAAGAATCGGGACGCCATGAGGATCAAGCGGGCGAAAGCAAAGGTGAGTTGAGCATGTCGATGCTGCCCACCACTCCGCAGATCCCCGGCCTCGGCGGCGGGGCGAACAAGTTCGCGGCCGGCAACAAAACCTACGGGCCGGGCCAGATCGGTGCCGCCACGTCCGGCCCGGTGAACAAGATCGGCTACCTGGACCGGGAGCGCAAGCGGAAGCTGCGCCAACTCGCGATGCAGAATGCTGCCCTTCCGGTGGCAACACCAGATACTCTTGGCGCAGCAACCTAACCGAAGGACGACTCATGGCCGGCGCGATCCCCCCGCAGTTCCTGAAGGCTGGCACAGCCAAGGGCTCTCCGTCGACCCTCCCGAGGGACAAGAAGAAGAAGGCACGGCAGGCGGCGATCGCCGCGATGCAGAAGCAGGATGCCTCTCTGGATGCGAAGCTCGGCCCGAGCGATCCGGCCGACGCGGCGCCCAGCAAGGGTTCGCAGCCGCCGTGGCTACAGAAGGGGAAGTAGCTCATGTCTCGTCTCGTCACAGACCCCACACCTCCCCCCGTCAACAACCAGCTCCTGCAGCCGAACGGTGGCGGCCTGCTGGCCCCGCCGAGCCGTGGGCTTTCCGGCCCGGT